CGTGGAAATCCATCGCCTCAGCCAAGAGTTTGGATTGACTCCAGCAGCCAGGGCGAGACTATCGACAGGTGAGCCTGAGCCGCAGGACGACATGCTGGATCTGATCCAGCGGCACTATGGTTCGAAAGCGAACTGACGTGATTCGACGTAAGCGACAACCGGCCATCGACAAACGCGTAACGCAGTACTTGCGGGGCGTGCAGTCCGGTCGTCTTGTCGTCGGACGGCTCGTGCGGCAGGCCGTAGAGAGGCACCTGCATGATCTGCAGCATCGCCGCGATTGTTGGTTTGATACCGAGGAGGCGAACTTCGCCATCAGCTTCATCGAGTGTTTGCGGCAGTCCAAAGGCGAATGGGCTGGTAAGCCGCTGCACTTGGAGCCGTGGGAGGCATTCCTGGTCGCTAGTATCTTCGGCTGGAAGCGAACTGATGGCACGCGTCGCTTTCGCACGGCCTACGTCGAGGTGGCACGGAAGAACGGCAAATCGACCGCGGCGGCTGCCATCGGCATCAAGCTGTTTTTCGCTGACAACGAGCAGGGAGCCGAGGTCTACACGGCAGCGACCAAACGCGAGCAGGCGAAGATCGTCCACGAAGAAGCCAAACGCATGGTGCAGGCTTCGCCGGCTCTGTCGTCCGTGGTGCAGATCTACCGTGACAACCTGCTGCTTGAGCGCACGCGGTCCCGCTATCAGCCGCTGGGCAAGGACGCCAACACGCTGGACGGATTGAACCTGCATGCGGCGATTGTGGACGAGATCCATGCGCATCCGACGCGGGAACTGTGGGACGTGCTGGAGACGGCCACTGGATCGCGGCGGCAACCGCTGCTGCTAGGAATCACGACGGCCGGCGAGGGCAACTCGCGGGAGTCGATTTGCTGGGAGCTGCGGGCCTACTCGCAGAAGGTATTGGAGGGCCTGGTAGATGATCCGTCCTGGTTCGCCTTCGTGGCGGCGCTAGACGAGGCCCGCTACGATCCCGACGGCCAGCAGATCTCGCCGGCCGACGACTGGACGGACGAAGCCAACTGGATCAAGGCCAATCCGAATCTGCACGTGACGGTCAAGCTGGACGACCTGCGGCGGAAGTTCAAGAAGGCCATCGAGACACCAGCGGCACAGGCCAACTTCAAACGCAAGCACCTGAATATGTGGGTCGAGTCGCACGCGGCCTGGTTGCCGATGGGACTGTGGGACGCGTGTGCCGGCGGCGAGCAATGGTATGGGCCGCAGGGACTGCTGCCGGCCATCAGCGAGCGTTACCGCGGCGAGCCGTGCTGGGTGGGTGGTGATCTGTCTAGCGTGGACGACCTGACGGCTTTGGTGTTTGCGTTCCGGCGGGGCGACGGCGTGGACGTGATCCCCTGCTGCTGGTGTCCGCGAGACAATGCCGTGGGTCGTTCACGGGATCGCCGCGTACCGTATCTGGCCTGGAGTACCGCAGGTGAAATCATGCTGACTGAAGGTAATAGCGTGGACTACCAGGCCGTGCGGGCGCTACTGAATCGGGCTCGTGGCGAGTGGGGCTGGGATGTGCGGGAGGTAGCGTTCGATCCACACAATGCCCGTTATCTGCAGTCCATGCTGATCGAGGACGGCTTCAAGGTCACCGATCACCGGCAGGGATTCATTTCGATGAACGATCCCATCAAGCAGACGCAGCGCCTGATTCTGGAGCGGCAGCTGCGGCACGGCGGGCACCGGCCGCTGGCGTGGTGCGTAGCGAACATCGTGGCCAAGACGGACCAGGCCGGCAACATCCGCTTCGACAAGGAGCTGGCCTCCGAGAAGATCGACATTGCCGTAGCGATGGTGATGGCTGTGGGGCGAGCCGTAGGGACGGCGACGCGTAGTGCCTACGATCAGCCGACGGGCATGTATGCGTCGGACTTCACCGGCGAAGAAGCGGAGTCTGAGCACGAAGCACAACCAACACACGCCGAAGTTGCGAGCGGCAGCGACTTCGGCTACGACGCATGGGAGGAAGACTAGTGTTTACTCCGAGCATCGGCTGGCCGTCGTCCTGGGAGCGACCGCAAGCGGACGTGACGCGTCCTGGTCCTTCGGCGGATTTCTGGTATCGGGATCTGATGAGTGCCTCGGAGGCCGGCGTGATCGTCACGGACGAGAAGGCGCTGGCAGTGGCCACGTTCTACGCCTGCCTGCGGGTGCTGACTTCCTCGCTGGGATCGACGCCGCTGCCGGTTTATCGCCGTCTGGGCGAGCAGGGCAAGGAGCGGGCACGAGACAATTACTGGTATCCCGTATTGCACGATGCACCGAACAACTGGCAGACGCCGGCCGAGTGGAAGGCCTTGGGCATGATGTGGCTGGTGCTGCGGGGCAACTTCTACTGCGAGGTGCAGCGTGGTTTCGGCCTGGCACCCACGCTACTCGTGCCGCTTAATGCGGATCGCGTGCAGCCGATCATCGTGGACACGGGACGGTTGACGTATCGGTATCGACCGCCCGACGGGCCACCACGGGTATATGCGGCCGATCAGATCTTGCACGTGCGGGGCTTGTCCCTGGATGGTGTGCAGGGTGTCTCGGTGCTGACCTATGCTCGCAATGCCTTGGGTCTGGCCGTGGCGCAGGAGACGCACGGCTCGAAGTTGTTTGCCAATGGTTCGCTGCCGCCGTTCGCGCTGGAAACACCGGAGATCATGAACCAGCAGGCCATCGGCAATTTCCGCGCTGGGTGGCGAGGCATGCACGCTGGCAGCAAAAACGCCTACAACCCGCCGATTCTGCAAGGCGGCATGAAGATCCACGAGCTGGCTCTTACGAACGAGGACTCGCAGTGGTTGGAGTCGCGGCGGTTCGAGGCCGAGGAGATCTGCCGGTTTATGGGCGTGCCACCGCACATGGCCGGGATTCTCGACCGGGCAACATTTTCTAACATTGAACAGCAGGGCATGGAGTTCGTCCGGTACACGCTACGTCCCTGGTGTACGTTGTGGCAGCAGGCCATTCAGCGTGATCTGTTACAGGACGACGAACTATTCGCGGAGTTTCTGCTGGACGATCTGCAGCGTGGTGATACTGCCAGTCGTTACGGAGCGTACAACGTCGGCTTGCAATCGGGATTCCTCACGCGGAACGAAGTTCGCAGTTGGGAGAATCTCAATCCACTGCCGGGAGGTGATCGACTGATGGAACCGCTGAACATGGCACCGCTCGGCCAGCGACAGGAAGCATCGCAATCTGCCAGCCAGGCGGAAACTCGTGCAGACGAGGATGAGGATGACATTCAGCAGTCGCGCGTGCGTCGTCGCAAACGCAAGCGTCGCCAGTCCACGGAGGAAGCTCGGAGAATGTTCACGCCGCTAGTGGATGACGTGGCGCGACGGATCGCCACGCGGGAGTATCTGGGCTTGGCGGCGCGAGTGAACAGGGCTGCGGAGGATGTGGAGCGGTGGCGGGAGTGGGCCAGCTGCTGGTACGAGACGCACCAGGCGGCGGCGGAAGAAGCCCTGCATCCGCTGGCCACGGGTTGGCTGCTGCACACGGGACACCGCGTGGCGGTAGCCGAAGCTTGTCACCGACTGCGAACCGATGGCTTGCGACAACTCACCGAACGGGATCCGCGGCAGGTGCTGGATGAGTGGAAGGAAGTTCGGGCACAGCAAACGGCCGCGCTACTAGCGAAGGAATTGACATGAGATACCTGCACTTATTGTCCCGCGTCTACAATCGGCCGCACCTGATTCTGCCGGAAAAACTGGAGGCTATTCGCCAAGTGATTACCTCCAGAGCGTTCGGCCTGGAATCTGCCACCGAGCTGGCCCTGCAGGATACCAGGGCCAGGCAACAACCAAGCATTACCAAGAGCGTGGCGGTGTTGCCGATTGTGGGTACGTTGGCCAAACGGATGGGCATGCTGGAGGAATCCTCCGGCGGCATGTCCACGGATCGCATCGGGCAGGAGATCGACAGGCTAATGGCAGACGAGCAGGTGGGGGCCATCGTGCTGGACATTGATTCGCCGGGTGGCGAGTCGTTCGGTGTTCGGGAGTTGAGCGACAAGATTTACGCGGCCCGCGACAATCGCAAGCCGATCATCGCCGTGGCCAATCCTGAGGCGGCTTCAGCCGCATACTACATCGGTTCGGCAGCCAAGGAGTTTATCGTAACTCCCAGCGGTTGGGTGGGCTCGGTGGGCGTGGTCATGGCTCACACGGATCAGTCGCTGCTGAATGAATCTCTAGGCGTCAAGGTCACGTACATCACAGCGGCCAAGTACAAGACGGAGGGCAACGCCAACGAACCGCTTTCCGACGATGCGCTGGTCTATTACCAGAGCCAGGTGGATCAGCTCTACGAGCAGTTCGTCAAGGATGTGGCTCGCAATCGTGCTACGACGGCGGCAGAGGTGCGGCGCGGCTACGGCGAAGGTCGCATGTTACTGGCAGCGGACGCCAAGGCGGCCGGCATGGTGGATCGCGTGGACACGCTGGAGAACGTGATCGCCAAGCAGACGGCTAGGATCCAGCAGCGGAACAAGGTGCGGCTCGAGCGCCTGCGGTTGGATTTGTCTTGACAGGCAGCCGGCACACGTTACGATTTTCCATAGCTGAGTGATTCGGCACGCTGACGCGGCCGGACATCAGCAAACAATCAGGCAGCTATCCGCACACGCCTACGCGGTCGGAAGTAAGCCTCGGTGGACACCGAATGTTTACTCTCGACCGCGTGGGCGTTTTTATTGCCACGCGGCTAAAACAGGAGCGTGGCACAATGCCCAAACTCAATAAGCTGCAGGAGCGGGATATCGCCATTTCTAAGGCGATGCGGACCTTGCTCGATACGGCAGAGGCAGAAGATCGTGCGCCGAATGCCGAGGAGCAGGCCAAATACGACGGTTTGAAGTCCGAGCAGGCCGATCTCAAGTTGCGGATCGAACGCGAGAAGGAGCTGCAGGAATACGAGCGGACGGTGGCCCAGCACGTCTACGAGGCACCGGAACTGCACGTGACCAAGCAGCGGCCGGCCTTTCTGGACGATCCTTGCAAGGGATTCAAAACCTCGCAGGATTTCTTCCGGGCGGTCTTGGATGCCAGCCAGGGACGACTGACCAGCGACGAGCGACTGCTCAGTCTGGCCGGTCGCCGTAACGGCTTCGGCATGGCGGCTGGATCCGACGAGGCCGGCACTTACGCCGATCCGTACGGTGGCTTTCTCGTGCCCAGGGGTTTCATGCCGAATCTGCTGCAGGTGGCGGCCGAAGCCGATCCCACGGCCGGCAGAACGACGGCCATTCCGATGACCGCCTCCAAGGTGATCATTCCGGCGCGCACGGACAAGACGCACACCTCCAGCGTGTCGGGTGGCCTGGTGGTCTATCGCCGCTCGGAAACGCAGTCCGTCACGGCCAGTCGCATGACGGTCGAGCAGGTGGAGCTGTCTGCTACGCCGCTGATGGGACTGTCCTACGCCACCGAGGAACTGATTGCCGACTCAGCCATCAGCTTCGTGGCTCTGCTGGAGGCCGGTTTCCGTGACGAGTTCGCCGGCAAGATCTTGAACGAGAAGATCAACGGCACAGGTGTCGGGCAGTACGAAGGTGTGATCAATGCTGCCTGTACTGTCGGGATCACCAAGGAAACCGGCCAGGACGCCGACAGCATCGTCTACGAGAACATCATCAAGATGCGGGCTCGTTGCTGGCGGTATCAGGACGCCATCTGGCTCTACAACCACGACTGCCTGCCACAGCTGATGCAGTTGGTCATGGTGATCGGTACAAGCGGCGTGCCTATGTGGCAGAACTCGGCCCGCGAAGGCGAGCCGGACATGCTGCTGGGTCGGCCGGCGTTTCCAACGGAGTTCTGCCCGACGGTGGGTGACGCGGGAGACATCATACTCGGCAACTGGTCGCAGTACCTGGAAGGCACGCTGCAGGGACTGGAGTCCGCCGAGAGTATGCACGTCCGCTTCGAGTACAACGAGCGGACCTTCCGCTTCACGATGCGCAACGACGGTCGCTGCTGGTGGAGAACGGCTCTGACGCCGAAGAAGTCCAGCAGCACACTGTCGCCGTTTGTCTACATCAACGCTCGAGCGTAAGTGAGCAAGGATCCGTGACCTCTAT